TGAACACATGAGAACAGTCAACCAAATCCTCGACGAGCTGGAAGGCATCGCCCTCGACCACCGCTTCATCCGCTCCTTCAAGCAGGGGGAATTTTCCGAAGTAGACATCAAGAAGCTCGCGGGCGACAAGTACCCCATCTGTCACGCGGACATCTCCTCGGCCACCATCGAGCGAGGCGTCCTCGTCTACACGCTGGACATCCTCGTCATGGACCTCATCCTCCCCGGACAGACGGATGCACAGGAGCAGTATAGCGACACGCTGCGGACCCTCATCGACATCGTCAGCCAATACGCCCAGGTCCTCTCTACCCAGTCGGATGTGGACCGGGACGTGACGATCGAGCTCCCGGTGGATTGCGAATCTTTCACGGCACGATTCGACAACCTTCTCACGGGGTGGGTGGGTACGGTCCGCCTCCAGACCTCGAACACGCTCGACCTCTGCGCGGCCGCTTTCGCATGAAGCAGCACATCACAATCGACGGAACCCGGGTCCCCATGACCAACTCCATGAAGGAGCTGGGGCGCATCGGCAAGGAAGTAAGACGACGCGCGCGCATCTCCCTCAAGGCTCGGGGGAAGGTCGTGACCGGGAAACTGTACAACTCCATCCGCTACGAGCAGGGCGTATCGAGAGACGAGAAGTCCCTGAACCTCACCTTCAGCTTCCCCGGCGCGGACTATTGGCAGTTTGTAGACGAGGGGGTCCAAGGGGCTCTGTCCTCATCTAAGGCCCCGCGCTCTCCGTTCCGCTTCGGCTCGGGATCCGGTCCGTCCGGAGGATTGAGGCCAGCGATAGACAAGTGGGTGGTCAAGAAGGGCATCGCCCCCAGGGGGGCCGGGGGACAATTCGCCGCACGGAAGGGCATGGTCTACGCCATCTCCCGCTCCATCTATCAAACCGGCATCCGCCCCTCCTATTTCTTCACGAACGCCTACGACCGGACCCTGAAGAAGCACAACGCGAAACTGGAGAAGGCCGTCGGCGAGGATATAGGCAACGCAATAAAAACCCTTCTCGATGGCGGTACAGTTTGAGTCGGTCCCCTCGACCAACACCTTCCAGAGCACGGCCGACCCGATCATCATTCAGGTGTCGGAGTCTGTGGTCACGACATACTTCAAGTACCGTTTCATCCTCGAGGTAAAAGACGAGAACGACGTGGTGCTCGCCAAGCTCAAGACCCACATGTTGAGCGCCTCCAACCAGGTCGCCGTGTTCGACATCTCCCGCATCGTGGACGACTACCTCGGGACCACCTCATTCAATACAAACGACACCGACGCTTCGGTCATCACATTGGGCAGGACCGGCCATGATCCCAACGACATCATCGGCTTGTCTGCGGCCAGCGGTCCGCATACGGTCAAGAACATTTCCCTGAAGGCGTACTATGAGGACGCAGTGAGCGCAGCCGTCCCACCCGTAGAGGATGACACCGGAGCCGTGACCACGACCGTCAGATGCTTCCGCAATGAGTTTATAAACCACGGCGAGAACTACGGCGACAGGGGCAATGAGTTCCAGCTCGCATCGGCCACGTCCAACTTCATGAGCTCCGCCCCCGATCTGGGTGTGGTGTCCGGGTTTGGTAGCGCCTTCGGGAACGTAAGGGAGCACCGCATCGGAACCGACCAGGCCGCGGTCATTACTTGGAGCAACGACAACGGCGTCTCTCGATACATCCAAATCCGAGGGTATGAGGCAGACGGGACCATAATCGCCACAGCCAACATCGACACCCTCGGCGTTGGAGCAGTACCCAACCCCACCATCGACCGTCAGCGTGTTTATCACATGGGTATCGGCCCCCTCAACCTCGAGGAACACGCGGCCCAAACCTCGAACACAAATCTGACGACCATCATCACCGATGCGGACCTCGCTTACTATGAGATCTACGGCTCCGCTTCGTCCAGCGTAAGCTCGGCCTTCCAAGACAGTATTGTCCACCGCTGGACCATCGACGAGGGCTGCTCCATCTACCCGCGCGTCCAACTCATGTTCTTGAACCGCCACAGCGGATGGGACTGTTTCAACTTCGACCAGAAGTCCGAGGAGAGCCTCACCGGAATCGAGCGCACGACCTACAACCGCCCCCGAGGGAATTGGGACGACGTGACGACCTCTGTCGATTGGACCTACTACGGATGGGAGCGGGGTACCTCGGTGACGAGCGTCAAGGCCGAGCGACAGATGCGCATCTCGTCGGACTACGTTGACGAAGGCTACAAGGACCAGCTCCGCGATATTGCCACCTCGCGGGAGGTCTATATCGTGGACGGGGACAACCTCATCCCGGTCGTGGTGACCGACTCGGAGTATCTGTTCAAGACGTCCGCAAACGACAAGCTCATCAGCTACTCCTTTACCCTGCGCTACGCTAACCGACCCCGCCTGAAGTGATCCGCCTCGTAGCCCTCGACCAGACCAACAGCGCGCAGACGACCCTCGACCTGGAGGGGGCGCCGTCCATCTCCCTGAATTTAGCCGTGGCTAAACCGGGGGAGACGATGCAGCGCCATGCGCCGTACTCGCAGACGTTCCGGCTTCCGTTCACTAATGCCAACAACCAGTTCTTCGCGCACTTCTACGAGGTCACCCTCGCGGATGGGGACTTCGACCCGACGCAAAAGACGGAGGTCATCATCTACGAGAGCGGGGTTCCGGTCATGCGTGGGGCCATGCAACTCCGGGCGGTGCGCCTTATGGCCAAGGTGTACGAGGTCAACGTCTTGGGCGATGTGGCCGACCTCTTCGCGGAGATGGGAAGCAAGAAAGTCCGTCAGGCTTTCCGGGCTACCCTGACGCAAGAGCTAACCACCTACAACTACGACAACACGAAGGCCAACGTCATCTCTTCCCAGACGCTGACCAACGACATCACAAGCGGCCTTGTAGGAGACGGGACCGTCATCATCCCTCTTGCCGACCATGGACTCCGAGCCGATGGGCAGCCGCTGGTCGCTCAGAGCGGGTACGGGCTGATGGACTCCGCCGCACTCGAGGAGGGCCTCTATCCGGATATGTTGAAGCCGGCCATCCGCCTCCACGAAGTCATCGAGCGGATCATCGTGTCGAATGGCTTCTACTATGAGTCGGACTTCCTCGACGGGCCCTACTTCCAGTCCATATACATGACCCTCGCCAATGAAGCGGAGAGGGTCCCGGCCACCTCGGCGAATGAGTTGAAAGCCACCCTGTCCGGCTCGCACAACTACACCAACTCCAGCGAGGGGCAATGGAACACGGTCCCCTTCAATAGCGTGGGACTATATGGGGGCTTCGATAGCGGCTCGAACTTCAACACCTCCACAAATATCTACGTCACCGCCGGGGGTGGGACGCACAACTTCGAGGGCAAGCTGCGCTTCCGCCTTCTGAGTGCTGGGGCCGGGGAGTCGGTGGAGGTTATCTCGCGCATCTCTCGGGATGGGGTCAGCATCGGGAGCACGACCTGCACCGTAACGACGGCGAACGACGACGTCACCGTGCTCTGGTCCACGTCTGCGGTGTGCGCCCAGTCCTCAGATATTAAGGTGGAGTTCTACTTCGCCGCCGGACAACTCCAATCGGGAACCACGCTCCAGGTCACCGGGCAGGGCATCACCGACGACGCACTGGCCTACTCGCACTTCCTTGTAACGTTTGCCCCGGGCGGTACCGTCAACGTGCCCGCCTGTATGCCCCGCATCGCTCAGAAGGACTTCATGAAGGATCTCTGTCAGCGGTTCAACCTCGTCATCGAGTCGGCACCGGACGATCCCAAGAAGCTCCTCATCGAGCCATACCCGGATTGGATAGCCGACGGAACTGACATCCATTGGACTGACAAGCTCGACCTCGACAAGGAGCGCACCCTCACCCCGACCTCATCCCTCAAGGCTGCCACCATAGAACTCGGGGACAAGGACAGCGGCGACGTGGGAAACGCCTATATGACTTCCACCCTGGGCCGCGTCTTCGGGCGGTACTCCCAGACGATTGATGACGAGTTTGCCACGGGAGAGCTGAAGAACGCCCCGGTCTTCTCGCCCTTCTTCGTGTATTCGGTCCCGACGCTGGCCGGAGATCCTACGACCGTTCTCCCGAACGTACTCATCCACCGCTCCTATGAGCTGGACGGTCAGGGTGTCAAGCCGAAGAGCCAGCCCCCAAAACTCTTTCACGCCATTGGGCTGAAGGATACGCTCGAGACGCTCTACGTCGGGGGGTCCTCGCTAACCCAGTACCTCCTCTGTTCTCCGTTTGAGGACTCGCCCGCGGAGGATGACTCGCGCCATCTGTTCTGGAATAACAACGACCGCACCTTCAGCGCGAACCACCCGCTCATCCACGGCAACCCGCCCGGAATCAATGGGTACCACAAGACCTATTGGGCGTCCTACCTCGCCGACATCTACAACCCGAACGCAAGGATCTTCGAGGCCCACCTGTATCTGACCCCTTCCGATATCCGGAATCTTCGCTTCAATAACCGGGTCCACATCCTCGGGGCCGCGTACAAACTCACGGAGGTGTCGGGCTATGAAGTCGGGACCGGGGAGAGCACCCTGTGCAAGTTCCTGAAAGACTTGGGCCGCCTCAATACGGGAGGCTGTGACTATGTCCCGGTACAGTCCAACGCCAATGGGACGGTGACCTTCGAGGACGCCGCCGGCGCTACCGTATCCGATCCCGGTATCGTGTGCTGTGAGGCTTACGGGTATTTCTATGACGAGGAGACCAATACCTGTCGCTGGCAGAACCCCGACGCCGACGACGGGCCCCCGGTGCCTCCCTATCCTCCGACGGATGGGACCAACCCCCTCCCAAATAACAACGGAGACACCCCTGGGCCCATCGCCCCGACGGGCATGCACACGACTTCGCAAGACTCCGCCGGACACTCGGGGGTGACGGACCTCTTCGTGCTGATGGGTGAGACGACCGACGCCAGCGCCACGGCTCTCTCTACTCCGAATGGGGTCAACATTCTGGTGGATGGTAACACCCTCGCCACGGGGACGATTGACGTGAGCAGCGTCACCGCCCAAACCTCCGGACGGTTTACGAGTCGCCTCGATACCTACCAATTTCTCGCCAACGGTCACGCCGGTACGGTGTCCCTCAGCGCCACGAATTGGACCCCAATCACCTCGGGCTCCCCAGCTACCCGCCGCATCACGGGAGCCCTCTCTAACGGCGTCCTAACCATCAGCGCCAACGGAGAAGCCTCGACCGTCATCCAATGGACGGCACAGGTGCAGATGGTCCGCATCTTCACATACGACTGATGAAGGAGCACCTCGACAACATAGGCAAGGCCATCCCCCGCGTGCTGGAGATAGCGGCCGAATACGAGCTCAGGGGCAACCCGGACTGCCTTCTGTTATATGGATACTATGAGTGGGGCACCTCGTCATGGTGGCGGAAAGTCCTCCAAGGAGTACGCAATGGCGCAGGACTACGAAATCAACGTAAAGCTCACGGGAGTCGATCAGGCGAAGACCTCGGTCGATAACCTCACCGACAGCATGAACGAGGCCGGGGAGGTGTCCAACGCGGCATTCTCTCAGCTCGACTCCGTCCTCGGGGGTGTACCCTCCAAGATCAAGGGCGCCGTGGGTGGGGTAAAGAACCTCGCCGGAGGCTTCAAGACGCTGCGGGCCGCTATCATCTCGACCGGTATCGGTGCGCTGGTGGTGGCGCTCGGTTCCCTTGCTACGTTCTTCACGAAAACGCAAAGGGGAGCGGAGATGCTCGAGAAGGCCCAGGCCGGACTCGGGGCCGCCTTTGCTGTCATCACCGACAAGGTGAGCGCCCTGGGGGAGGGGTTGATCAACCTCTTCACCAATCCCGTGGAGTCCATCAAATCCTTTGCGGATTCCATCAAGACGTTCGTCCTCGATAAGGTCCAGCAACTCATCGACGGCTTCGGGGTCTTGGGCTCGGCTGTGGGGGCCCTGTTCCGGGGTGAGTTCTCCGAGGCGGCAGAGCTTGCGAAGGAGGGATTCACGAAGGTGGGGGATTCTGTCCTTGCACTGAACCCGGCCACGGCTATCCTGTACCAGGTCGGGCAAGCCGCTGCCGATATTGCTCCGGCAGTAGTCGAGGCCGCCAACGCCGCGGTGCAGTTGGCCGACGCCTCCATCAACCTCCGGGCCGCCCAGCGGGATCTGCGGGTGGAGATGGCGCAGAGCCGCCGGGACATCAAAGCCTACAACCTCATCGCCGAGGACACCACGAAAGGGTTTGACGAGCGTATCGAGGCAGCAGAGAAGGCCATCGCAATCGAGAAGGCATTGATGGCCGAGCGCCAACGCATCGCCGAGGAGGAGCTCCGCATCCACAACCAGAACATGGAGCTCTCCGAAAACACGGAGGAGGACTATGAGCGCCGGGCGGATTTGGAGGCCCGCGTCTTCGACTTGCAGAAGGAGTCGCTCGAGCTACAGACGACGCTCAACAACAAGCTCAACACCATCCAGCAACAGCGGACGGCGGAGATGGAAGCCGCGGAGAAAGCCCGCACCGATGCCATCGCCAAGGCTCTCGAGGAGCGCGAGAAACTCGAAGCGGAAGCCGAGGCCACCCGCCTGAAGAACGAACAGGACGCACAAGCCCAGCGGGAGGCCCTGACAGTGGCTGCCCGGTCCGGTACGTTCAACCTCCTGAAGTCCCTGAACGAAGCCTTCGAGGGAGACACCGAGGAGCAACAGAAGAGAGCCTTCAGAAGGAACAAGGCCCTGAACCTGGCCGAGACGCTCGTCTCTACCTACGCCGCCGCGCAGAAAGCGTATGCATCCCAGCTCGCCATCCCGACCCCCGACGCCCCAATCCGGGCCTCCGTCGCGGCCGGTATCGCAGTCGCGGCAGGATTGGCTAACGTGGCCGCTATCGCATCCCAGAAGTTCGACGGACAGACCGCCTCCGGTGGCGCCTCGCCCGGAGTGGCAGGGGGTGGGGGGGGCATCGGCTCCGTAGGGGTGGATGTCGGGACACTCGTCCCCACCACCCAGCAGACGACACCGGAGCCCGTCCGGGCATATGTAGTGTCGAACGAGATAAGCAACAAGCAAGCCCTTGACCGAGAGCTGCAAATCCAAACAACGCTATGAGGACAGTCGAGCTATTGATTGATGAGGAACAGGAGGACTTCGGCGTGGAGGCCATCTCCCTCGTGAAGTTCCCGGCCATCGAGGAGAACTTCGTCTACTTCAACAAGGAGCAGAAGCTCACCCTCGCCAAGGTCGATGAAGACAAGCAGCTCCTCA